GGAGCTGATCGGCGGGCTGCAGGAGGCCAACCGGGAGCTTAGTTTTGCGATGGACAGCATTCTGGCGGCGCTGGCCGAGCGATACGGTGATCCGGAGCGGGAGGGCGAGGAGCTTCTGGGCTATCGCTTCCAGTTCCCCGTGAGCGCCTTCAAGACAGCTCTGGAGGCCTACGAGGTGAAGAGCCGGAAGGACGAGGACAGCGGCATGTACGTGATCGGCGTGATCCCCAGAGAGACGCCGGAGAGCGAGGGCGGACATGGCGCTGACGAGTAAAGACCTGCAGCGCATGGGGTCGAAGGCCCGGCAGCAGGTGGAGCGGGCTATGCGGGCCCGGGAGAGCAAGACCCGGAAGGGCAACAAGTACCACGCCAAGCCCACGGACGTAGTGATGCAGGACGGCACGGTGCGGCACTTTGCCAGCGAGAAGGAGGCTGCCCGGTTCCGGGAGCTGGATCTGCTGCAGCGTGCCGGGGAGATCTCCGGGCTGCGCTGCCAGGTGGAGTATCAGCTGATCCCAGCTCAGACCCGGGCCGACGGCAAGCGGGAGCAGCCTTGCAAGTACATCGCCGACTTCGTGTACCGGGACGGCTGCCACGTGGTGGTGGAGGACGTGAAGGGATACGACGACCCCAAGAGCGCCGCCTACCGTCTGTTCACCGTGAAGCGCAAGCTGATGCTGATGGTACACGGCATCACGATCCGGGAGGTGTAAAGCGCATGGTACATATCGGCGACCGGGTAACGCGCGTGCCGGTGACCTTCGACCGGCTGGACGACAAATGCAGGCGAACCGGAACACCGCTTCGGGGCACTGCGGTTTGGATCCACCCGAAGAAACGGTTCCACGTGGTGGAATTCGACACGCCGGGCGGCAGGATCCGAGAGAGCTTTCAGGGGGTATGAGCATGGAAGAGAAAACCTATGACCTGTGCGGGTGCTGCGCTGCGGAGCTGCGGGAGGCCTACACGCTGGTGAAGCTGCAGGGTGGCGTAAATCAGAAAATCACCTGTGCCCACTGCGGGAAACGGCGCTATGGGGCCACCTACCGGCTGGAGCCCAGGAAAACAAAATAGGGGCAGGATCTCTCACCCTGGGCGTGGTTTTACGTGCCCAGGGTATTGCCCTCTATCCGGCGGGGAGAGGGGGCCCTCTCTTTTCTTTTCTTGTTTTCTTTTCTCTGGTGGGGGTGTGGGGCCACAGGGTACAGAGAGTTTTCTCTATTCCAGGGGGTGAATTCCCGCATGCGCCCCTGTTATGCTGAGAAGAGACACTACCGCGGGAAAGGAGGGGCCGGAAACAATGGCAAAGGCAGGCGGCAGACCGCCAAAATTCAAGAGTGCGGAGGAGCTGCAGGAGAAGATCGAACAGTATTTCCGGGACTGCGATGGGACGCCGTACATCATGCCCGACGGCTCCCTCCTGAAGGACAAGAACGGCGAGGTGATCCTGGTGGGGCGGCACCCGCCCACGGTGACCGGGCTTGCCCTGGCGCTGGGCTTCAGGAGCAGGCAGAGCTTGCTGGACTATGGAGGCAGAGACAAGTTTTCTGACACGGTTACGTGCGCGAAGCTGCGGATCGAGGCCTACGCCGAGGAGCGGCTTTACGACAAGGACGGCCAGAGGGGAGCGGAGTTCAACCTGAAGTACAACTTCCGCTGGGCCCAGGAGGAGAAGCGGGACGACGCCGGGAAAGAGCAGGGCGTGGTGCTGCTGCCGGAGGTGAAGCAGGAAGATGGGACATAACGTCGTGTGGCAGCCGCAGCCCCGGCAGGCGGTATTCATGGCCCGGCCAGAGTACGAGGCCCTGTACGGCGGCGCTGCCGGAGGAGGCAAGAGCGACGCCCTTGTGATCGAGGCACTGCGGCAGGTGCATATCCCGTACTACAAGGGCCTGATCCTGCGGAAGACCTTTCCACAGCTGGCGGAGCTGATCGACAAGACCCTGAACTACTACCCCAGGGTGTTCCCCAAGGCCAAATACAACGCCGGGAACCACACCTGGACATTCCCCAGCGGAGCCAAGATCCTGTTCGGAGCCATGCAGTACACCAAGGACAAGGTGAAATACCAGGGCCAGGCCTACGACTTCATCGGCTTCGACGAGCTGACCCACTTCCTGTTCGAGGAGTACAACTACCTGTTCTCCCGGAACCGGCCAAACGGCCCGGGCACCCGGGTCTATATCCGGGCCACGGCTAACCCAGGCGGTGTGGGCCACGGCTGGGTGAAGGAGCGGTTTATCACAGCGGCCCCGCCCATGCACACGATCTGGGAAGATGTGACGTGGCGAGATCAGGCCGGAGCGGAGCACAGGGCCAGGCAGAGCCGGATCTTCGTGCCAAGCAGCGTGTTTGACAACCCCGCCCTGCTGCGGAACGATCCGCAGTATGTGCAGCGGCTGGCCTCCATGCCGGAGGCAGAGAAGAACGCCCTGCTCTACGGTGACTGGAATACCTTCAGCGGCCAGGTGTTCACCGAATGGCGCAACGACAGCAGCCACTATGACGACCGCCGCTTTACCCATGTGATCCGGCCCTTCCGGGTTCCGGAGACCTGGGCCATCTGGTGCGGCCTGGACTGGGGCTACTCCAAGCCCTTCAGCGTGGGCTGGTATGCCGTTGACCGGGAGCGGCGCATGTATCGGATCCGGGAGTACTACGGCTGCACCGGCGTACCCAATACCGGCGTGAAGCTGGAACCCACGGAGGTGGCCCGGAAGATCCGGGAGATTGAAGCGGAAGACCCCAACCTGAAGGGCCGTCAGATCCACCGGGTGGGAGACCCGGCCATCTGGGGCAGCGACGGCACGGAGAGCATCGGCGCTCTGATGGAGCGGCAGCGGGTGTACTTCGAGAAGGGCGACCACGCCCGGATCGACGGCAAGATGCAGATCCACCACCGGCTGGCCTTCGACGCCGACGGTGTTCCCATGCTGTACGTATTCGACACCTGCAAGCACTTCATCCGCACAGTGCCCAACCTGGTTTACGATGAGAGCAACGTGGAGGACATTGACACCGACGGCGAGGATCACATCTACGACGAGCTGCGGTATGTGTGCATGAAGAACCCCATCGCACCCAGGCTGCGGCCCGTCCAGGCCGAGAAGCCCTACGACCCACTGGATCTGGCCGCAGGCGGCAACAGCGGCTACGACCGCTACGATTTCTTCCGGAAATACTGACAAGGAGTGTGGAAAACTATGGCAATCTTTTTTGGAAAGCAGCCGGTGCAGCCCGGCACGGCCAACCGGCAGCAGCCCTCTGCCGGAGTGCCCGGCGTACAGGGCGATCCCAATATGCCGCCGGAGATGGCAGCCATGCTGCTGAACCGGGACAGCACCCAGAAGACCATCGGCCAGGAGGACATCAAGCGGGCGACGGAGCTGCTGGCCAAGTACAAGCAGGGCAAGGCAAACCTGGAGACCCGCATTGTGGACGATGAACTGTGGTGGGAGCTGCGGCACTGGGAGGCGATCCGAGGCCGCCAGGGCGGCGTGAGCACCACCAAGACGGACGCCCAGGGCAATCCCATGCCGGACGGCCCCAGGACGCCGGAACCCTCCTCCGCATGGCTGTTCAACAGCATTCTCAATAAGCACGCCGACGCAATGGACAACTATCCGGAGCCAGTGGTGCTGCCCCGGGAGCGCAGCGACGAGGACAGCGCCAAGACCCTCTCTTCTGTCCTGCCGGTGATTCTGGAGTACAACGACTATGAGCAGACCTACAGTGACAACTGGTGGGAGAAGCTGAAGCACGGCACGGCAGCCTACGGCGTGTTCTGGGATCCCAGCAAGGAAAACGGCCTGGGCGATGTGGCCATTCAGCAGATTGACCTGCTGAAACTGTTCTGGGAGCCGGGGATCACGGACATCCAGAAGAGCCGGAACCTGTTTGTGATCGACCTGGTGGACGAGGATCTGCTGGAGCAGCAATACCCGGAGCTGAAGGGCAAGCTGAAAGGCAACGCCATTGATGTGAAGCAGTATATCTACGACGACACCGTGGACACCAGCGGAAAGAGCGTGGTGGTGGACTGGTACTACAAGGTCAAGAGCCCCAGCGGGAAGACGCTGCTGCACTACGTGAAGTTCGTGGGCGACCAACTGCTCTACGCCAGTGAGAACGACCCCAACTACCGGGAGCGGGGCTTCTACGACCACGGCCAATACCCGGTCGTTCTGGACGTGATGTTCCCGGAGAAAGGCACGCCCATCGGCTTTGGTTACGTGGCGATCTGCAAGGATCCGCAGCTGTACATCGACAAGCTCAGCGGCAATATCCTGGAAAATGCCATGATGACCACCAAGAAGCGGTTCTTCTGCTCGACCTCCACCAACATCAACCGGGAGCAGTTCATGGACTGGAACGAGCCCATCGTGGACGTGGAGGGCGAGATCAGCGACGCCCGCCTGAAGGAGATCGTGACCCAACCTTTGGACGACATCTACGTGACCGTTGCCCAGATGAAGATTGAGGAGATGAAGGACACCGCCGCCAACAGGGACGTGAACAGCGGCGGCGTGGGCTCCGGCGTGACGGCTGCGGCGGCCATTGCCGCCTTGCAGGAGGCGGGCAATAAGGCCAGCCGGGACATGATCGCCGCCAGCTACCGGGCCCATGTGGCCATTACGGGGCTGTGCGTAGAGCTGATCCGGCAGTTCTATGACGTGACCCGCTCCTTCCGCATCACCGGGCCCAACGTGCCCGGCGGCTACGATTTCGTTGACCTCAACAATTCCCAGCTGCAGGAACAGCCCGCCGCCATCGGCAGCGACGGCCAGACCCTGTACCGCAAGCCCATCTTCGACCTGAAGATCAAGGCCCAGAAGAAGAACCCCTTCAGCCGAGCCGAACAGAACCAGCGGGCCCAGGATCTTTACAACATGGGCTTTTTCAACCCGGAGCGGGCCCAGGAAAGCCTGGGGGCCCTGGACATGATGGAGTTTGAGGGCATCGACAAAGTGCGGGAGTACGTGCAGCAGGGGCAGACCCTGCTTGCTATGTGCCAGCAGCTGGCCCAAGAGAACGCCATGCTGAAGGCGGCGCTGGGCATCGCAGACCCCGCTGCGGCGGCCCAGGGCGGCAGCTCCGGCGGCGGGGCACAGACCGCCGGGGGCAGCGGCAGAGGCACGGAGAGCAGCCTTGCAAGCGGCGTGCTGAAGGCCCAGCAGCCCATGACGGACTACGGCACCCGGCTGGCCCAACGCAGCAGCCCCAATATGAACACGAAGTGAGGTAGGATCTGTGACCAGAGTAAGACTGACCCAGGAGCCTGGCAGGCACTACGCCCTGACCTGCGAGGGCCACGCCACCGGCAGCCCGGAGGTGTGCGCGGCCATCAGCTGCCTGGCGGGCAGCCTGGAAGGCTGGGTGGAGAATAGCCCCAGCGCCGACGTACAGCATCTGGAAGTCCGACCTGGCTTCGTGCAGATCGTTTTTACTCCGGCGGCGGGGCCGGGCTCCGCACCGTTGGTGTGCCAGGGCGTGTACGACCTGCTGCAGATCGGATTTCTTCGGCTGGAAGCGGCGGCCCCGGATTTCCTCTGCGTGGAGCGGGAAGAAAACTGAAAAAAATATGCGCTCCGGGGGTGAAACCGCCATTTTGCCTCTGGTATGCTGGTACTGTCCTCCTGTACCACGGCGCGGCGGGGCGAGGAAGCGCAGGCTCCCTCCCCCATCGCCCGGGGTATAGAACCATGAGGGCCGGCACACGGGGCCGTTAAGCCCGCGCGGGCACACGGAGCCCTTAAGTCCGCGGTAAAAAGGAGGAACTACCCTATGAAGTTCAGAGATCTGCAGGCTATGAACCTTCGTCTGTTCGACGGCGAAGGGGCCGGGGCGGCAGCTACCGGAGATGGCAACGCAGCGGGTGCGGCACAGGCCGCAGCCCCCGGAAGTACCCGCCGGGGAAAATCGGGCGACAACTACAGCAACGTGCTGTTCGGCAAGCAGGGCGACGGGGCGGCAGCTACCGGCACTGTGACGAACGCACAGGAACCGCCCCGCGCCGCCGGTGGGGCTGAAGGCAAGGGGGTGCAGGTCACCTCCGACACTCTGGACGAACGCCGCAGAGCCTTCCGCGAGATGGTAAACGGCGAGTTCAAGGACATCTACACCGAGGAGACGCAGCGCATGCTCAACCGCCGGTTCGGGGAGAACCGGGAGATGGAGGAGCGCATGCAGGGCCAGCAGGCCGTGATCGACATGCTGATGCAGCGGTATCACATCGAGGACGGCGATTTGAGCAAGCTGACCTCTGCCCTGGACAACGACAGCGCCTACTGGAGCGAGGCCGCCGAAGAGGCGGGCATGAGCGTGGAGCAGTACAAGCAGTTCCAGAAGCTGCAGCGGGAGAACGCCGAGCTGCAGCGGGCCCAGGAGGGCCAGCAGGAGCGGGCGCGGGTACAGCGCCAGGCCCAGCAGTGGTTCCAGGAGGCCCAGGCCGTGGCCCAGAAGTTCAAGGGCTTCAACTTTGCTCAGGAGCTGCAGAATCCCCAGTTCACCGCCATGCTGCGGGCGGGTACCCCTGTGGAGCACGCCTACAAGGTGATGCACTTCGACGAGCTGATGGGGGACGCCATGCAGGTGACCGCCGCCCACACGGAGAAGGCGGTGGCGGACAATGTCCGGGCCAGGGGCACGCGCCCCGCCGAGAACGGCACCAACGCCCAGAGTGCATTCACAGTCAAGGACGACCCCTCGAAACTGTCCAAGGCAGACTTTGAGGAGATCGCCCGCCGTGTTGCACGAGGGGAGATCATTTCTTTCTGATCCCACCCTCCCAACAGAAGGGAGATTTTACACCATGAAGAAGACCATGAGCGCTGTGATCTACGCAGCCATGAACCTGGCGCTGTTTGACGCCAAGACCAACGTGACCACCGATGCCGGCCTGTCCAACGAGATGAAGACGTTCTACTCGAACTACCTCATCTCTCTGGCGGAGCCGGAGCTGGTGCATGACCAGTTCGGCCAGAAGCACCCCATTCCCAAGAATGGCGGCAAGACCATTGAGTTCCGCAAGTACTCCAGCCTGGCCAAGGCCCTGACTGCCCTGACCGAGGGCGTGACCCCCGACGGCCAGAAGCTCTCTATGAGCGTGATCACCGCCACGGTGGCGCAGTACGGCGGCTTCATTGAGCTGTCTGACGTGCTGCTGCTGACGGCCATCGACAACAACCTGATGCAGGCCACCACCGCCCTGGCCAGCCAGGCGGGCCGCACCCTGGACACCATCACCCGCGAGGTTCTGAACGGCGGCACCAACGTG